GCCGCCATTGCAAACGCATGGTCGTCGATTCCTGTTTGCTTGCCGCCGCTGACGGTCCACTGGCCGCCAGCCTTGTAGGTGACGGTGAGGTTTTTGATTTCGTTCAGGGCCTTTTCGTGGTTGTAGATGTTGACATGACCGGCATTGAACAGCTCCCGCATCTTGGAGAACGCTTTCACTTTGGAGCTAATAGTCCAGGTGAGTTCTTCAATGGGCATCTCCCCAGCAAGGCTTTGGATGGTGCCAGCACTGTTGTACTGGTCCATCACGATCTTGTCGAACACGTAAAGAGAGTGATGCTCTTTAATCCAATCTTCAACCATGCTGATATTCACTTCCTTCCTTCCATTGATCTCAAAATCAGCGGAGAAGGTGTGGAATTTGTCTACGACAAGGGTGGGGCCTTCAAAATGAACGATACAAGCGGTGTAATTATCTCGACCAACACCGCCACGAGCGGGGTCAAGAGCGAGCACATAGCTGCCTTGAAACTCGGGGCGTGGAGGAAGAGACAGTCGCTTGTCATCCACGCAGGCATCAACAACATCACTATTGATCAGAGCTGAGAGATTGGCAGCGAATTGAGCGCCATATTCCACCTTGAACTTGTCGGGATCTCTCTCCCGCTCCATCTCAAGGAATTCCTTGCTGATCGTGGGATTCATCTCCCACGTTGGGAGGTTTACGGCTTGCAGGTAGGGAAACCTTCCTGACGCGGCTTCTTTGAAGTGTTGATAGAACAGGCCGTCAGTCAGCCATGGCGAAGAGAGTTCAAGGATCTTTCCATGGCCGCCGAACTGCGCTACTGCCGGCGAAAGTGCGTCATAAATGCCCTTGCCACCGCTGTTTGCGTCTCCATCCACTGCAAACGCAAGCTCATCAAACACACAAGCACAACAAGCGAGGCCACGAGCCGCTCGTCCCGAAGTAGGGATTGCTTTGAAAACACAGCCATTGGACATCTCTAGCTGGTCGGCAGTTTCGCGCACAATCTCCTGCGCAAACGGGCTGTCCAGAATTAGTTGACGAATGTTATTGAGGGCAATGCGGCTCTGGTCTTGACTGTTTGCGACAGTCAGCACGTACCAGCGCTCTCCCTTACGCACTTTTTTCTTGTACTTGTCTTCTAGGACGAAGCAGATGTAGACGCAAGCAACAGCAGCCATCAGAGTTTTACCTGATCGTCGCCCTAGTGCCCATGTCGCCTGTGTGTATCCACCTTTGAAGAAGCTGTCAAGAACTTCAGCTTGTTTTGGGTAGAGTTCTAGCCTCAGGGCATGCTTTGCAAAGTCACTACAAGAAAGCATCTGATACTTTGTTTTTCAACGAAAGCATAGGAGAAAGTTGAGCTTTAGGAACTGAATAACAGGGTCGTCCTTTTACATATTCTCTAATGAATTGATCTCTCATTGCGAAGGTGCCGGAAATCCATCCATGCATTAGAACTTCTTTGTTCTCAACGGTCACGAGCACGAATGTCTTTTTGGGGTCGTCATCAAGCTGAACAAGAAGATCGTAGTAGTGACGCCCTCTGGTCTTCACATCAATACCTAGCGGCAGATCCGCTGAACCCCGTTGTGGGGTTTGATCAAGAAACACTTGATTCTCCATCCCGAGGAAAGTCGCGACAGCCAGTTCACCACCTGCTCCCAGCTCGTGATATTTCAGAGCCAAGTCGCCTTGGGCTGGACCATTGTTGCGGCCCCTTAGCTCAAGAGCTTCGTTCGTTGATTGACGCCGGAGTGCTTCTTCCTTGATTCTTTCTTTTTGGCTGTCAGCGAGAGATGCACGAACGGCCTTGGGAAAATAGGTGTGAGTCATGCGCACAAGGTGTGCCTACGGCGAAACATACAGCCCCCATAGAATAGGAACAACTGCCTTTTTATGAAGGCTTAATTAAGGATTAACGATGGCTGAAATCACTGGTGGCGAGGTTCATCTCGGCCATAACGGAAATGGTGACGTTCGCATTGATGGCTTGCAGAACGTGTTCACTGGGATGGGCACAAAGCGGGACAAGACCACACGCACGACTGTGGATGCCATCAGATTTATGCCGAAGGAAGACCTGGAAGGTCTTTACGTGCATTGGCTGATGCGTCGCATCGTGGATCTCATCGCGGATGAAAGCACCCGAAAGGGCTTTGAGATTCTCTTTGGTGGAGAAGGCGTGAACGCTCAAACGTTGTCAGGCGTTGAGCAAGCCATTGAAGATCTGGAGATTCTTCACAATTTCAACCATGCAGCCAAGACTTCTCGTCTTTACGGCGGCAGTGCAATTGTTTTGTACATCGACGATGGTCGCCGGGCTTTTGAGCCTGTGGACGTGGCCAACATCCGTGCCGTGGAGGGCATGGAGGTGCTGGACCGCCATCAAATTGCGCCTGTCATCGACGAAGACAGTCTCTACGACTATTCCAAGCCGACGCATTATCAGATTATTTCGGGTGACCTAATCCAGCAGCCCAACCTTCTTCGCATTCACAAAGATCGCATTTTGCGTTTTGACGGCATTTGGCTGCCATATCGCGTGCGTCAGAAGAATTATGGATGGGGCATGTCTGCGCTGCAAAGCGTCTACGAGAGCTTCAAGCATTACTACACCGGCACTTCTTCCATCGCCACTCTTTTGACCGAGTTCGACATTTTTGTCCATAAGGTGCGTGGCCTCGCCTCGATGTTGGCGGCAGGAAAGGAAACACAGGTGAAGAACCGTCTGGAATTGAATGACATGAGCAAGAGCATCTATCGCGGCTACGCGATCGATGCGGAGAAAGAGGAGCTGGCTTTTGTGAGTCGTCAATTTGGCGGCGTATCGGAAATCCTTGAGAAGCTTCGTTTGGATGTGATTGCTGCTTCTGGCATTCCTCACACTCTGCTGTTCGGGCAATCGCCTTCAGGGCTTGGTGCTACTGGACGCAGTGAGGAACGTGACTTCGCGAAGATCTGTCGTCACTATCAAGAGACGCATTTCCGCAAGCCGTTAATGAAGCTGATGCGGTATGTGATGGCCAGCCGCACTGGCCCTATTCAAGGCGAGCAGCCGGACAACTGGCGCATTGGATTTAAGCCGTTGTTTGAGATGAACGAACGCGAGCTTGCTGACGTGCGTGCGCGTGTGGCGGCCGTGGATGCTCGTTACATTCAAGTGGGAGTGCTTACACCTCAGGAAGTGACTGATAGTCGCTTCGGAAAGTCTGAATACAGTATTGAGACAACTATTGACCCTTCCAACGTTCGTGAGCTTCCCCAAAAAGCTCAAGAGGGTAATGTTCCTCCTGGTGGCCGCGATCCTCTTGACCAGGCCAATGGAACACTTCCCATTGACGGCACGCGCAACGCAGCAGATAGCCAGGAGGTGGAGGATCAGGGACAAGCGGGCCTCTACCTACCCGGAGATCTGGAGCACGTTCGTGGAGATGTGAAGTTCACGGATAAGGCTTTGCACTCGCGGGCAGTGTCTGCTGCGAAAGCGAAGTTCAAGGTGTGGCCGAGTGCTTATGCGAGCGGCTATGTGGTGCAGCGCTACAAGGAAATGTATAAGCGCAAGCACGGCAGTTTGTCAGGAGCCTTTAAGAACGACGAAGGCGAAGTGCATGCCGACGACCTGTCTAAGTGGTTTAAGGAAGAATGGGTGAGGATTGGCGCCAATGGCGAAATCCTTGGTCCTTGCGGAGGTCGCGGGGAGAAGGAGGGAAAGCCTAAGTGCCTGCCGAAGGCAAGGACACAAGGCATGTCAAAAGAAGGGCGGAAGCAGATTGTTGCTCGCAAGCGTCGCAAAGATCCCGACGCTGATCGCAAGGGCAAGGCCAAGATGGTTAGCAGCAAGGTCGATGCAGAAGGTGCGAACACTCATACCTACGCGACGAAGGAAGAGGCTGAAGTGAAAGCCAAGGAGATGGGCTGCAACGGTCATCATCTCCATGAGACAGACGACGGTCCCGTGTACATGCCATGCAGCACGCACGAGAGTTTCCAGAAAGTTCTTAAATCGGACGGGCATGACAAGAACGATGCAATTGACCCTTTAAAAGCTGAGGGGCTGATTTTGGCTGATATTGATGAAGCCGCTCAAATTACGGCTGAAGATGTTGACGCAGCGCTAAATCAATGGAAAGAGGAGGCTCCTGAACGCTTTAAAAACATTCTGGAGGCGGATGATGCTGAGCCCATTAAGTGACGCATGGCCGCGCATGGACGCAGAGTGGTCATACGACCCTTTGGCGGGGCGCTATAGGCGCCCCTCTGGGCGTTTTATGAGTGAGGGAGCGATTTCTGCGTTGGTCGACGGCAGAATCGACAAACTCGGCAAAGATTTACGCCGCTTCACCCGGATGTTGTCAGATGGAAACATTAGTTTGGATCAATGGCAAGGAAGCGTGCGAGAAGCCATCAAAGGTGCGCACATTCAAGCGACTGTGTTGGGTCATGGTGGCCGGTCTCGTATGGGCGCTAGAGAGTATGGCCGTATCGGTCAAAAGCTTCGTTCGGAATACACTTATCTCCAGCGTTTTGCTGGCGACATACTGGCTGGCCGCGTTTCTACTCCCATGGCTCTTGCTCGTATCCAGCTATATGCTGAGTCTGTACGTGGCAGTTACTGGGAAGGAACCACGCTTCGGCAAGAAAAGCAAGGCTATTCAATGATGAGGAGGCGGCTTGACCCTCAAGCCGCTCATTGTGATGATTGCCTGAGGTATGCAGAGGCTGGATTAGTGCCAATTGGCAGCCTTC